GACATTTTTTGTAATCTCCTTGATTTGTATATATTATTTATAAGTTAAAGATTTTTAAAGTTTTTTAAGAAAGTTTTCAAAGATTTTCAATGAAACTCGTTCTATATCTCTTTGGGATGCCTTTTTTATTAGTTGTTTAGATGAATCATAATCTGATTCAGTCCAAATTCCATCAATTAATGACCATTCCTTACCTTCCATAATTCCTTGAACGAATGCTCCAGGTGCGGAAGGGTCTGCTACAATATCTGCTGCTGTGGCTAGATAAAAATCTGCTTGGACAATATTAACACCATTGACTTCTTTCAGAGAACCCATTCCTCTTGAAGATACTCCTAATTGAGCACCCCCTTCAATTAGGCTTCTAGCAATGTTTCCCATTGGGGTGTCCAATATTTTAGCTTTACCAATCCATTGATTACCATCTTCCCTAAGTCCAACAATTAAATGTGATACACGGTCTAAATTAATAGAAGGAGAATCTGGATGACCTAATTCACCAAATGCACGTTGTTTATTAACATATGCTTCAGTATATCGGGCAACTTCTTTACTCATTGTATGGTGTTCATATAATCGACCATTGCGATTTTTTACACCAGCAACTAAAAATGGTCCTTCAATGAACAAAGATTTTTTACCATCAGCTTCTTCTGTTAGATAATTAACTGTTTCTGTAATTTCTTTTATTAATTTCACGATAATATCCTATGGTTTTAATTTATAAATGCCATAATTAAAGGCACTTGGGTCTTCAAATTGGCCCCGTGAATATTGTGCATTATCTTTACGTAATGAAATAATAATATCATATGAAGTATTTGCAGCAGGAGTACCAAGTGACCTAACACCAATATCACCAATACAACCAGTTTGTCCTTGTGCATTATTAGGAATTGTTATCCAGTTACCTTCACCATTATAAGAACCTGTACCAAATGCTGGAATATACATAATAGTATTTGCATTAGCAGTAGAAGACCAATATAACTCAACTGAAGCACTAGAATTATACCAAACTCGGTCTACTGCTAATCCATAGAAAGATAAAGCACCAGTATTTGCAACAGCTGATAATAAATTTGCTTTAGAACTATCAAGAGCAAAATTTAAAGTATTGGCTTGAATTCTGGTATTGTTAGTTTCTGCTGTAGAACCATCAAACAATCCAGTAAGTTTAATTATTGTGTGTTGAGTGGTATCTGTTAATGTTTGAATTGTATATTTGTTTGCCATTTTCTATCCTATTAGTTTACTGGTCTAAATCTAACGATTCATTTGCTGGTGTTGGAATATTTCCTGGACTGGACCAGTGTGAACCAGTATAAGGTATTGATATATATTTATTTAATTTGTCTATAAAATAAAGAGCTACCCGTTCATTATTAGGAAATTGTCTAATGGACTTCCTTTTCATTACTAAAACAGCAGGTGGGTCTAAAGATTCTGTTTTAGACACACCTTCTTCTAGAAAATCTTTAAATGATTTCATTTTTTCTTTATTATTTCGGGTTGCATACCAACTTCATATTTTGCATTATCGTGTGCTCCTTCTTTATCATCACCATGATAAGATATTGGACCTTCACCTTGATGCACACCATTTTTGTAATGATGTACTTGATATTCATTATATTCTCTGCTATGACGAACTTCTGCAGTATGTCCGTGGTCTCCTTCATAAGAAGCAATTTTACGAGTTCCTGTAATTAGACTAGGTTTTCTTCCTTCTTCTAATGCTACATCATCATCTTTTTTTGATTCTTCAACATATTCTTCTTGTTGGCCCATTAAACCAGCAGCAATTTCTTGTTTTTTTGCTTCAATGTGTGCAGAAACTTTATCATGGATAGCATTATAAAGGGAGTCTCTAAATGCTGTTCCATTGTCTTGGTAAGCATAATCTATTAAATTTGTAGTATCTTCATTAAACATTTTTTGTAATCTCCAATATATTATTCTATTTATAAAACACGCTTAATGCGGTCAAATGAGTTATAATCTTCTTGTTTAGCTTGTGGTGTTGGCTGTCCTGGTTGAGCAGGTTGTTCAATCTGTGCCATTAATTGTGCTTGCATAACTTGATTAGTTACTTCTACAGGAACATCAAAACCATCTTTCTTTTCTTGGTCAATTTCCTTTTGCATAGCAACAATATCAACATCATTAAGGCACAATACATTTCTTTGAATCCATGCTTGAGAATAATATCTTCCAGTATATGGGTCGACTTGACTCAACAACCCCAATCTTTCTTTCATTAGTTCAGCATTCTTCATTTCAGAGAAGTTATTATCCATAATAAAATCATAATGAATGTGTTCTTTAAAATCATCCCATTCTTCTAGAGTACAAATTCCTTTAAAGATGCATTGTGCACGTAATGCTTGATTAAATATATCAGAGAATTTATTTCTCATTCTATCAATAAATTTAGCAAACTTTAATTCATCTCGTGTTACTTCTGAAATACGACCTAAAGAGAATCCTTGATTTGGTTCTAATCTTGAAACTGGAACATTTAATGCTTTATAGAGTTTCTTTTCAAAATATTTAACATCTTCTAATTCACCTAGATTTTGTCCACCAGGTAATGTAGTAATTTCTGTACCTTTACCACCTTCTCTACGTGGTAACCAGAAATCTTCCATCATAGACATGAATTTTCTATCATCACGAATTTCACCAGTTGCAGCATCATATACAAGTTTATTTTTATATTTTGCCATAATATCACGAAGATATTGTTCTGCTTTCAACTTAGGTAAATTACCAACATCAATATAGAAAATTCTACGTTCTGGTGCTCTTGATATACGATAGATGACTGTTGCATCTTCTATCATACGTAATTGGTTGAGTGGTTTAATTGCTTTATGAAGATAAGACAATACCACTGCTCGTCTAGAATCCATTAGACCTGAAACGACATTAATAATAGAATCTGTTGTGATTCTAACACCAACTGGTCCATAATTTGAAGATGAACCTGAAACAACTTTATCATTAAAGATATAGTATTCATTGATGACATTCATTACATCAACGCCAGTTCTTTCATCTTTCTTTTTCTTTATTTCCCTTACTTTTTTAAGTTTTCTAGGGTCAATATATCTTAATTCTTTAATCCCTTCTGTAGGATTATCTTTGTCGATGATTATATGATAATACATTTTTCCATCAATATAATATCTACGGAAAATATCTTGTGCCATATTTTTATAATTTAATAGGCGTAAAATAGTTTCAAATTCATCACGAATTGCTTTTTTAATTTTGTCTGGTTGTTTTAAAGCATCTAAAACAATCTCAGTAATTCTTCCATCATCATCTTGGCTAATTGCTTCATTAACAATATCATCAAGTGCTGATTCTATTTCTGGCTGCATTGCCATTTCTCTATAACGAGAAATTAATTCAACTTCATTTTTAGCAGTACCATCCATGTCCACATATGTGCCATAATATGCTGCAGACGTAATTGTGAGTGCACCATCATCATTTGATGGTGGTGAGAATGATTGCTGTGAATTATCTTCTTCCCCATCTTGTTTACGAGAAAAATTAAATCCAAAAAGTGAAAATTTACTATTAGCTGCCATATCTTTTCTTTTCCAAAATAATAATCAAAATAGGGAGAATAAAAATTCTCCCCGTAAAATAATAAAAATCAAGTAGTTGTAGAAGATTCCCAGTACTGGTACGAGAATGTTGCTGAAAATTCTTCTATTGCATCATTAGAACCCCAATCCAAATCAATTGGAGCAATATCTACTGGAAATAATCCAATAAAGTTATATGATTTTAGTACATCACCTTGTTTACCATATTGAGTAACCAAAGCATCAACAGTATATGCTGAAGGGCTAGAACTTCCACCAGCTTCACGTACATTACCTACATGTGAAGCAATACCATTAGACCATGATTCTAGTGCATTGCGAATGGTAAAATCTTCATCATTGATGATTTGAAGTGACCAATCTGCGAAAGTTCTATTGCCAGCAAATTTCATTTCACGACCGAAGTAGAACATAGGTACTACTCCAGTTGATGAACCTGGTAATTGTGCTGATTTTGCCATGAAGGTTGTTTTAGAACCCGCTACTGAACCATTTGGTACCCACGATGGGAATGTTAAAGTTACTGAAAATAAATTAGGACGAGCACCGTCACCAATTAAATTTGACCTGAATTCTGATACATTAAATGTCATTAGTTTCTCCTATTTCTATATTTATAATCAGAATTTACCAACAACT